CATATTAGCATATGCACTTGGATATACTTTAAATTTTCTTTTAGCCGCAGCTTTTCCTTTTGCACAAAGTTTAGCCACAAGCTCTCATTCCTTTTTTGTAACCCATTCTCGCTGCAACTTTAGGTGCTACTTTTTTAAGTTTTTTTATACCTTTACCTTTTTTACCAGCCGGTATTTTTTTCTTTGGTTTATCCATTTTTTCTATCTCCTTTTATTATTATAATACAATCAATACATGATTTTCTAAATCTCGTATGTTTACTACAGTGTTCAGCTTTTACAGTGTTGTCCACTTCTTTAACTTGAATTTTATCAGCGCACTTACATGCTTTTATATTTAAATATTTACAAATTGTTTTTTTTAACCAGTTCATTTACTTCCATCCTTTTTTTGCTAGCTTTGGTTTTCCACCTTTTACAAGACCACCTTTTTTCTTTTCATATCTTTTTAAAACATCCTCTAATGAAGGACCACCTATTTTATCAAGATCAATTTTAATGACTTCATCATCTAAACCTTTCATCTTATTATACAAAGCTTTAAAATCAGCGGAAGTTCCACCTTTTTTTCCTAAATCTCTAAACATTTGTGTGTAAGATTTTTTAGCCATCTATTTTCCTTTTTTAGTGTTAATAATATCAGTTGCTTTGATACCATATATAGCAGCTACTACACTAATCCACAATCCTGTTATCCACCAAGGCATAGCTTGTAGCTTTTCAAAATAAATATCTAATTTTTGAGACATATCTTCATCTTCTGCAAATACAGAATATGCTAATAATAAAATTGGGCTGGAAAGAACTATTAAAACAAAATCATCCTTATAATCTCCTTTGTGATTATCCATGATTTTTCCCTGATACTCAATTTCTCCACGCTTCATCTTTTCTGCGTGCATAAGTTGGGCTTCAGACATAGCAACTTTACTTGCTTGCTTGTTTTTGTAAATTTCAGAGCCAGCTTTTAGAGCTGTACCTAACAGACCCCACGGGAACATAACTTAGTACCAAGTAGCAGTTTGTTTTTTTAGAGTTTTAGTTCCTTTAACAGTTACTTTTTGAGAAGTAGAGGGGTCAGTACACTCAATAGTCACTCCACCTGTCTTATAACCATCTTCAGTTGCACCACCTTTTGGGTGTGGAACATTTTTCTCTAATTTATCGTATATTTTTTTATTTTTGATCATAATTTTCCTCTTATTTAAAATTTGTAACACTTTTTAATGCTACATACCATCTTTATTTTTAAGTTCATGTTGTAAAATAGTCTTACTTAGTGAAGTATCTGATCTTAACTCAGCTAATTCTTCATTTTGCTCTAATTTATCTTCTTGATTAGACTGATTCATCATAGCCTTCATCTTATCTAAGTTCAATCTCTCTTCATCTTCTTTTTTTCTACGAGCATTTTCAGCGGCTCTTATATCTAACTCCCTTGCTTTTAACTTAGCAATGGGATCATTACCAAAATCACCATTAATTTTCTTTTCTTCTCCTAAAAATTCTTCCGTCATCTCAGCAATTAGGACTGCTTTTCTAGATTCTATTCTCATATTTAATTGCATTACCATTTGTTGCATTTTTGGGTTCTGCATTGCTTGAGGATTTTGTTGAACTGCTTGTAGTTGCATAATCTCATTAGCAAATTCCATTTCAACTTGTTCTAAAGCCATTAATGAAATGTGTTCAAATATATTTTTCTGTAGAGAAACTGTAATCATTGGATTGTTTCTAGCAACATTAGTTTCCATGAAACTTAAATGAGCTGTCATATGAGCTCTATGGTCCTGTCCTTTAAATGCTTGGAAAGGTTGGCTTGTTAAAGCATCAATATGTTCTAAAGAAGGATCTTTAGGTACAGGTTGAACTGGTTTCTTTAAAATTAAATCAATATTTTTAACTCCTATTGCTTCATACATGTTTCTATATGCTGCGTATAAATTATGAATCTGTGGATTAGATTGAGCTAACTGTAATTCAGTTTGAGCTAAACTAATTCTTTGAGTTTGAGAAAATATGTTAGGATCTGCAACAGGTAAGATATCTATCTTATCATCAAAGTCTTGTTGTTTAATCATTCTTTGACCACCTACTACATCAAATGGATATTCAGGAGGTAAGTAAGTACCAAATACTTTAGCTAAAAGTTTAAATTCATTTTTCAATGATGAATATAGTCTTTTGTGAATAGCAGACATGGTTCTTGAACCACGTTCTAATAGCGCAACGGTCGTGCCCACTGCGGCTTGTTGATTACCCTCTCCTACCTGCATATCAGCTATAGATGCAAAACGCTGACCAGCTTGTACCACGACACCCATAAGGTTCAGAAGTGTTGCACTTGGTTCTTTGAAAGGTAAAGGCATAAAAGCATCTTTCAAATTACCGCCAGGGGCATCTACGTCTCTAAACTCACCTGGTTGGATGGACTGTGCATCATCTCTAATTCTAATTCCACGCATTTTAAATCCTGCGGGTAAATTGGATAATGTTCCTGCATCTAAAAGACTTCTTAATGCAGAAGTTGCAGTTCTAGATAATCCACCAATCATGTGAATTAAACCAAAACCATAAAAGCCTAAGCCGGGTAAAAATTTAAAATGTACAAAATAAGAAACTTTCTTTTTCTGTGGATCACCCACTTCAAAGTTTCTTCTAATACTTAGAACGGTTCGAGAGTTAAGTTCTATCGTTACAATATAAGGTAATTTAATACCAGTTACTTCCCCATCGGGACCTCGATCTTCAAAACCCTCGAGATCTAAGTTAACATGACATTCAAGTAATGTATAGATATCTTCATTACGTCCTGACTGTTTCATTCCCTCTAATTCATTTTCTTTTTTCTCTAGGTCTGATTCATCATTATAACCTGGTTGTATTTCTACATCTCTATAAAATCCTGCTACCTGTTGTTTTCTTAAATCATTTTCAGAAGTTTTAACCACATGCATAATAGATTCCGCATCCTCTAGTGAGGTAGCTGAATATGGAACAATTAAATCATCTGCTGGTACAAATTTAGATACAGCTCTTCCAAGTAATTCGTCATAGTAAACTTTTTTAAAAGCAGAACCACTTAGGGGTAAATAAAATAACATTTGATCAAACTCTGCTTCATACTCTTTCATTTGATCCATTAATTGATAATTCATAAACTCTTTAACTCTTTGAGACTGTTGTTCCCTCTCAGGAGTAACCGCTCCAACGATTTGAGTTCTTACAGGTCCTTGAGCCGGGAGCAATTCTTTATAAGCCAAGGCTTGGAATTGAGTGACCGCTTCTGCAAGAACAGGATGGGTTGCACCTGCTGCACCTTGAAAAGGTTCTGATTTTTGTTCATACTTAAATCCTAATAAATCTAATCCTTGAACATAGGCTCGTTCCCAATCTGCACGGGAAGATCTGTAGTCTGAATAATTAGAAAACAATTCTGAACCAAGAGGCGTCAATATTTCCTCTGGTAATAACTCTGCTAGGTTGTCGTAGTGATTTTCCGTTTGAGCCTGGTTGAAGGCTCCTGGTTCAAAATTAATTTCTACTCCACCATCTTCTAGGGGAGTAACTTCCGTCTCACCTACATTAGGTAATTCTTCTTGAATCTCTAAATTCTCTTCAGCAGCATTTTCAGCTCCTTCAATTTCAATTGTTTTTCTAACTTCGTTTGGAAGTGCTTTGTCTATATCTGCCATTTATTTTCTCCAATTTTACAGTCTTAACAGTATTAGGATCAAGATTCAAGCCCTGAGGCGTGGGCCCTGATTTAGGTGGTACTGTCAGTGTTAATCTCTTAGGTTTTTTCATCTACCAATAATAACTTCTTTTTTTATGAGAAAGAGGTTCATCTTTATAATCTTCTGGGTGAATAATCAACCCCCCTTGTCTAAATCTCATTAATGCTTGAGTGGTACTATCTACTAAATCGTCATGATCTCCATATGGGAAAGCAGCACATTCTTCTACAACTTCTTGAGCAAACTCTTTGTCTAAAGGAGCCCAGACCATTCCAGACTCAAACATAGGAGATACTGCATTTACACGAGAATGTTTATCATTTCCTTTTGATGGAGAAAAATTAACAACAGGTATACCCATATTTCTAAGTTCATAAGTTAAAGGAAGTCCAGAAGCTTTTGCTTCTACTAATACTGTTTCAGGTTGCCAATAATCATATTGTTCTTTAGCCACACGTCTTAATTCAGGGAACTCTAAACGTTCTTTCATTGCATCTAATAAAATTATATGAGCTGGATCTCCTTCATTCTCTTGAAAAATTCCCCAAGTGGTAATGGCAGAGTAATCCGCAGTTTCTTTTTTCATGAAAGCGGTATCGTAAGATTGGATAACATGTTGTAATGGAGGTAAATAATCCTTATCCCAATCTTTCCACCAATCTCTTTTAATTAAAGCACCTTCTTCTGAAGTTGGGTTTTGCATGTATTGTGCATTCCATTTCGATACACCAGCGGATGCTTTTACTTTTTCTAATTCTTCTAATTTCCAATATTCTGGCCAAACAGGTTCTCCACTAGGTAGTATTGCAGGAAACTCAATTACTTCCCATTGATCTGCTTTTGCTTCCTTGGCTCCAGCATTTACCAGTTGTGCTGTTAAATCTTTTGTACTCCATCTTGTCATAACCACAACGATTGCTCCACCTGGTTGTAAACGTTGTCGTGGTCCTGAAGTATACCATTCATATGCATTATCAAATGCAGTGGATGAATTTACATCTTGCTCGGAATGTGGATCATCAATAATTAATAAATCCGCACCTCTACCTGTTACAGCTCCTTGAACACCAACTGCAAAGTATTCACCACCTTTATTAGTTTCCCATCTTCCTGCTGCTTTAGAATCTTCTCTTAATCTTGTAGTAAATAGATCTTGATATTCTCCAGAGTCAATTAATGTTTTAGCCTTACGACCAAATCTTATTGCAAGTTCTGCTGTGTGGGTTGCTTGAATTATTTTTAAATCAGGTCTGTTTCCAATCATCCAAGCGGGTAAAAAATAAGAAGCAAATTCTGATTTAGTATGCCTAGGTGGCATATTAATAATAAGTCTTTTTAAATCACCTTTTAAAATTCTATTAAAAGAATCTGCTATAGTTTTATGATGGTTTCCTTCAATAAATTCAGGCCAAATAGTTTTTACAAAAGATAAAAAATCTGTTCTTAATATTCCTTGATTTTTTTTATTAGCACTATTTAAAATATCTAATTTTAATTGCTTCCGTACCTTAGGGTCTGTTATTTGATTTATTTTTTCTAAACTAAGCATAAATTAATTATGGTACCTAAATAAAATTTTTACCCCTCCCCCCTATTTAAAAAATAGTAGAAACGGGATCTATTTAGGAAAAAGTTTTATACACCATTCTATGTCTAAATCCAAGTCTAAAGGGTATACTTAGGATCCCTATATTTGGTTAAAAGCCCTCCCCCCCTTCTCTAAAAAAAGTAATTCCGGATTCGGTCTGGTACCTCTATAATTCATGGGTGGGACCCGCCCACATGCACTCCCCATGGTGTGTTGTTTATGTCACACTGTTGCCACTATACAACAGTGCGACAATAATAACTATTGACTAGAAATCAAACGCCAGTTGTCCCTCCTGATTATAATTAAAATGTTTATCTTGTTTGACTGCCATGTCTTCGGTCAAGGTCAACGGATCGTGAACCTCGGACAATGTATAGTCAATATTTTTATCACTGTTAGCTAGAGTATAACCTCGCACTTTATCAAGTGCCATGTCCTTATCTTCGGTATGATCGTGAACCGAGTACATCTTGTCATTGTTAGTGAAAGTCCTAGTTCTTATTATTAAGTATGTCATATTAATATTCCTTGTTGTATTGCGGTAGGTAAGACCAAAACTTAATCCCTGCTACTGCGGTTAATGATAGACCTAGCCATACATTTAAGTGTATGGCTAAGATAATTCCTAAAAACATTAAAGCAAAACAAAGCGCAAATGCGATTGCTGATAAATAAATATTCATTAAACAACCTCCCATTTAATTGAACACTCAAAGTTATCGTAAGGAATAAAGCCGTCTTTTTTATCAGCTTTTAATTCACCAGTAATAATATCTTTAAGTCCCTCCAGTGCGTCTTTACCTTGATCTTTAAACATCTTCTTACAATGATGATCTATTTTAACCAGTCTATCATTGAGAGATAATTCAAAGGTTTCGTTTATGTCTGCATTTTCTTTAGTCATAGTTTCCTCCATTGGTTAATAAATAAACAATAGCCCAATGGTTAATTAAAACCATTGGGCAGATTGTCGCACCTACTCCGACTTGATATTAGGTAAAGCTGTCAAATCTTGATCCCAACTTAACCCTATTTTTTTACTTACTTGATCTAATGAGATTGCTAGGCTATCAGGTGTCCCTGCTTCCATAACAGTATCCAGTGCTTTTTGTTTTAGGTCTTTCAACTGTCTCAACCTTGCACCTTCGGGTCTTCTCTCTATTTCTTTTTCAGCAAGATTGGAAGCCCAGTCTCTCAATTGCTCTTCACAATCACTCAAAGTTATTCTCTCTTCTCTATGTCTAAAAGAATAATTTAAGTTTTTATCTTCTTCTTTTTCAGCTTTCTTTTTAAAGAAAGTTCTAGCGGTGTCCTGTGCTTCTTTCAGTAATTTTTCAGCCTGTCTAAATTTGGCCATTACTTTATCAGCACCCATTTTTTTAGACAATTTGGCAACGGCTTTGTCTGTTGCCTGTGTCTTAAATTGTTTAATCAATAATTCTTGATCTTCAATTAAAGGATTAAACTGTCTCTTCACTTTATCTCTAAAGTGATCTAGTTGGTACTTAGTCATTGATTTACTCATTTTTTCCTCCGTTGTTAAGTTATGAAATCACATTACATTATCATCAACACTTGTGTAGATGACAAAACGTCGCACTTTTTATTTTTTTATATGGGTGGGGCCCGCCCACAAGCTCTCCCCTGGAAGGGTGGGTCCCGCCCACATGCTCTTCTCTGCCTGCGACATTATGCCAATTGCGTGGATCATGGACCTATGTTAATTTGTTTTTATGCGTACTAAGTTTCAGTTAAACTACCTCTAGATACACA